TTGTCCGGGACGTTGTAGTCGCCCAGACGCTCCATGCCGTTCAGGAACGCGGCATAGGCGTTGGTCTTGTCCAGCGCGGTGGTGGCGTAGTTGCCGTTGGTCATGGCGGCGTCAGCCAGAGTCTTGAACACGTAGGTGTCGTACTCGGGCACCCAGACCTCGGACAGCTGACGGGACAGGCTGCGGCCAGCATCGGAGACGAGCTCGCTCTGGATGCGGTCGCCGGCGTCGATGATGAACGTAAAGGCGCGGTCCTTGTTCACCGTCAGGGTCTGGACATTACGGGACAGATCAACGGGGGTGCCATAGCGCTGCATGCCCTGGCGGGTATAGTCCACCATGGGCACGATGGGGATGCTGTAAACTTTAACGGTCTTGTCGCCCTTGAACTCGTAGTCGTTGTTCAGAGCGAGCATGGCCTGGGACTCACGGGTAAACCGCTCGTCAACTACGGTAGAATACTTGGTAGCAAGATTGATACCGCCGACTGCCATTTTCAATCACTCTCCTTATGAATGGCAAAAATGCGCAGACGGCCATACGTCAGGGCTGGTGCTTACCAGCGGTCAGAGTTGAAGCCTATAAGGAAGGGGTCATCGGGTTCCGCATTGGTAGCGCCGCCCTTGGAGACGCCCCGCACAGGGGCACGTCTTGCGGCGTCTGCGTTCTGTTTAAGTCTCTTATTCTCGGCTTTGACAGCCTTGTTCTCGGCTTCCGTCTGCTTACGCATGTACGCTTCGTAAGCGCCTGCCAGAGACCGGCCCTCGACAACACACGCCTGAACCACTTCGTTGGGCAGCTGGGTACCGCGCAGCTCGGGATGGGCCTTCAAAAGATCGGCCACCTCACCGGCATAGTCGCGCGTCCCGGGCGTCTCGTCATCGTCGACGGAACTCTCCGTCGGCATGGACTCGGTTGCCCGCTTCGTCCGGGTCTCGACCAGCTCCGCAGCGACGTCCGGGTGTACGCCTTCGCCGGTCAGCCGCTCCACCTCACCCTGACGGTAGGAGTCTGCGGCTGCATCCAGCATGGCGTCCATGGAGTCGTATCCAAGGATCTTGGCCAGCCGGTTGCCCTTGTCAATAAGGGGCTGCGCTTTGTCGAGCTTGGCTCTCACGCGATCAGTCACGTGGGCCTTCTGGTAGATCGTAGGCAGTTCGGTCTCGTCCAGCTCCACGTCCTCGACCTTGTGGTCGATCTGGGCGCTGAACTTCAGTTTGGGCCTTACGGTTTCCTGCCCTGTGGCGGGGGCATTGTCGCCTTCGTCCCCGGACTCCGCAGCATCCGCGCCGTTCTCCGTGGTGAGGAGACCGCTCTCGTTGCTATCTTCGGCTTCCGTAACCTCTTCCTGCTCGTCGTCAGCACCGGACTCGTCAGCCTGGTTCTGCCCGCCCGACCAGGAATCTACGTCGAATATGTCGTCGCCCTCTGCCCAGCCTTCCGGCAGAAAAGCCTCATATTCTTCAGAAGCCGCGGGAATCTCTCTTGTGTTTTCGCTCATTGTTTTCTCCTTTCATGGCGAGAAAGAATTTTTACGCTGTAGCGATCAGCGTTATGGTGGCTCCCGTTGGACTCGAACCAACATGGATTTCTCCCTCCGCTTTTGAGACGGGCGCGTATACCTGTTCCGCCAGAGAGCCATATGAAACGAGACAGCCGATATGGCTGTCTCGTTTTTTACTTATTTGCTCCAGTAGTTATCGCGAAAGGATAATTACTGGAGAGAATCAATCGACGTTCTGGATGTTGGCCAGCGTTGCCTGCGCCCGTTTGGGGAGGTCGGCATACATCGCCTCCATGCGGGCGGGCATGTTGCCGATCAGCTTCGCGGCGTCGACCGGGCCGCCCATGGCTGGTGCCCCGCCGGGACGTCTTGCCCTGCCGGGGGCGTCACGCGGCGGCTCCTGCGGCATCGCGCCCGATTCCGTCATAGCGGCCTGCTGCGCCTCCGCAGCCTGCCGCGCTTCCTGCTCCACGAGCTTCGCCTTCAGATCGTCGATCAGCTCCTGCTTCCGCGGGATCAGGCGATCCGGGATGCGCTCCAGATAGGCGATCAGGTCCAGCGTACCGTCACGGCGCAGGTTGTCCAGCGTCTGAACCATGGCGATCTCAGAGTACCGGGTAGTGGCACCGACTTCAACCGAGACGTTCAGCCACAGCTTCTTGAGCTGGCTGAAGTCGAACTCCTCCATGACACGGCGCTTCACGCGCTGCGTCTTCATCATGCCGGTCATCGGGTCGATGATCGGAGCGCCGGACGGGTCCTTGGCCAGCTCGTCGAACTCGCGCATGCGGGAGACGTGCCGCTTGCCGTAGTAGGTGCCCATCATGTCGAGAAGGATCTCGCCGATGCTTTCCACCCACTCGAACAGGATCGCCCTGGGGTTCTCCAGCGGGACCTCGGAGGACGCCTGCAGGACCATCAGAGCCGACGTGTTGTCGAGCCGCATATCGCCCATCTGTGCGTCCGTGGCGCCGAGACACTCCTTGGTGTACTCGATCACCTTGTCGATGGCCATGACGATCTGGTTGGACATATCCGCCGGCTGCAGCGTCGTCGCAACGCTGCGCGGGTCCTGGCCAGGCTGGAGACCGCTGACGCCGAGCGCCACGCCGATCTCGTTGTTCCACTGGGAGATCAGGTCAGCGTTGTAGATCGTCTTCGGGAAGCTCTGCAGCTGCAGGTGACGGAAGACCATGGCCATCATGGAGTTGATGAAGATCTGGTTCGGCACGATGCCGGTGACCAGAGCGCGGCCGTGGTACTGGTTCTTCTGCCGCTCCCAGTTGCCCCAGGCGATCGGGTAGCGCGTCAGGCCGGTGTCCACGTCCTCAAAGATGTTGGTGGTCTTGGTCGCCTTCGTTACATGCACGGTGGTGACCAGGCGCTTGACCTTCTGCCGCTCATACATCGGCTTCCCGTCCGGACCGATGACCTCTTTACCATCCTCGTCCTTCAGCGGAACCGGGTTGCCCTTCTCGTCGAGGACGTCCTCCATCTCAGGAAGACCGGTCTCCTCGTCGATGACCTCCTGCTCCTTGGTGACCTTGGAGTACATGTAGACGTAAAGGACCTTGCCGTTCACGTCATCCTCGCTGGTCAGCTCCGTGTACCCGCCGATGGCCGCCTGCCACTGCGTGTCCATATCCGGCTGGATCGCGTCCCGCTCGATCTTGTCGGACCCGGTGCCGCCCTTGCCGATACCGTTCTTGACCTGGTTGAAACGCTCTGCCTCCCACCGCAGGTTATCCACGGTATCGCGGCCGATGATCAGGATGTAGGGCTGGGACTCGACGTCGGTGATGTTCGGGTTGCCGAACATGACGTTGATGCCGTCCACCAGCTCCATCTCGATCTCGCCGCGGGCGTTATCGAACGCGCCGCCATAGGGGAGCGCGTCCGGGTTCCAGTAGAAGTGGGCGCAGTAATCGCCGGTCTGAGCGCCGTCGAACAGCGCGTCGCGGATACGGTAGTCTAACTTCAGCTTCTCAAACAGGTTCCGGACCTCCGCCGTCGCATAGACCGCAGCGTTGGTCTCCGGGTCCTTCTGGTTCTCCCCGTCGTAGTAGCTCAGCGGCTCGAACGTGATCGTCGTAGCCGAAGAAGTGAGCGACGCAACGAACAGGGAGGCGATACGCTTGATGATGTTAAACACCGGGCGGGACAGTCGACTCATGGCTGCGGTCATCGGGATGTGCAGCCACTGGTTGCCGGCGAAGAACTCAATGTTCGTGTTGACCGTCCGGTACAAGTTCGGTACCAGACGGTTGTTATAAGACCGGCCGTTCTCGTAGTACTTCCAGGCCTGAGTCTTGTTGTTTACGTTCTGACGCATTATTCAATGCCCTCCTTGGGGAACTCGACCAGACCGTAGGCGATATCCGCGCTGTAACCGGTGAGAGCTCTGAAGGCAGCCTGATCCTGCTCCATCTGTTCACGCTCCTTCTGGATGCGCTCCTGTTCTGTTTCGCCCGGATCTGCTTTAACCGCGGGTGCCTGACTCTTCCGGCCAAAGAAAAAGCCCAGCACAAAAATGCCGAACGCCAGAACGAAACTCAGAAACCCGCACAAGAATTCAATCATGTTTTTCCTCCAATAGCCGATCAATCACCGTGTCTATCTCGAAGTCAGCCAGACGTTCTCCGGCTTTCCCTTC